ATGGCTGGTGGAACGAACAAATTAAGCGATACATCGCTTCGTAAAATGCTGGGAAGGGAGAGCCCCGGAGACAGCTTCTATGCTGATGGCGATGGGCTGAGTGTGAAGGTGTCCAGATCGGGTGTGTTGACCTGGTATTTCACTTTCCGCATAGGTGGCCGGGAATCAACATCTCAGCGTATAAAGCTGGGTAATTATCCAGACCTTTCACTCAAAGCAGCTCGTGAGAAACGAGAGCAGTGTCGCGCATGGCTCGCAGAAGGAAAGAATCCAAAGCACCAGTTGAGCGTTACCACTCAGGAAACGTTAAAACCGGTGACGGTCAGGGATGTCCTTGAATACTGGATCAGGGAATATGCCACCCATAACCGCGCTAATGTTGAAAAGCACATTGAGCAGCTCAATAAGCATATCTTTCCTTATATAGGCACTTATCCGCTTTCTATGTGTGAAACTCGCCACTGGTTGGAATGTTTCGCCAGGGTAAGGAACGAAGCGCCTGTAGCTGCTGGCTATCTTTTGCAGATGTGTAAGCAAGCTCTTAAGTTCTGCCGGGTTCATCGGTACGCGGTGAGCAACGTCCTGGACGACCTGACGATCGACGATGTAGGCAGAAAGCAGAATAAGCGCGACCGGGAACATACCAGACAGGAGCTTGCCGATATCTGGCGGGAAAGTACCGGACTGAAATTTAAGCCCTACTACTCAGCGCTTTTACGTCTGCTAGTGGTGTTTGGGTGCCGAACTCAGGAATTGAGATTATCTCGCGTAACCGAATGGGATCTAAATGATTGGGTTTGGACGGTACCTAAAGAGCACAGCAAAGGTGGTGAGAAAATACTACGGCCTATTCCCGTAGATATCCGCCCATTTATCAAACAGCTTTTAGAGCAGCACCAAAGCACAGGGCTATTGCTGGGAGAGATAAAGAAACCGGAAGCTGTCAGTCAGTGGGGAAGGATGTTGTATAAGCGTCTGGGCCACTCTGAACCGTGGACGCTTCACGATCTACGCCGTACGTTTTCCACGACTCTGAACAACATGGGAATTGCTCCGCATGTTGTCGAGCAGCTTCTGGGCCATGCGCTGGGGGGTGTCATGTCCGTTTATAACCGCAGTCAGTATTTACCTGAAAAGCTGGACGCATTGAATAAGTGGATGGATCGTTTAGACCTGCTCTCTGAAAGCCAAAATAATGTTGTTATAATGGCGGTGAAATAATGAAAAGAACCGATGAAAAGAAGTACGAGCTTCCTGAAAGATTATATTATCCGATTGATATTGCTGCGCAAAAATTACATTGCTCTGCGAGAGATATTTTTCATTATGCAGCGACTGAATCGCTAAGATTGTGTTTTTACTGTGATATTGTGCCCGACGAAAATATAGGGCGAATGGTTATGAATGTTCCTTTTGGTTTTCATGAGGATATTGGCAATGCAACTGATATTGTTGATGAGCATTGGCGCATTTCTATTTCTAACATCATTAATAAAGATGGTGATTTTGGTAGAGGGTATAACGTCGAAAAGGTTAAGGGCTTTTTCTATATTGGGCCAATTGACTGCATAGATCTGGAGTTTACAGATGAAGACGACTATTTCTCAGTGTCAGGTATATCTACTGAGCCAGATATTACATCAGAAGAAGCACTTGTAGTTCTCTTTGAAAAGGACTTTAGAATTTCAAAGAGATTTCTTTGCGTAATGGCTGAGCAATTGGAAGACATAAAGCAGGAACCATCTTTCCCGTCTATGGATGAGTCTGGAAAAACAGTTGCTAAAAAAGGCGAGTTAATTAAATGCTTATTACGTCTCATTGATGATATGTCTGATGTAGATTTCGATAATACCCCTGTATCAAAAATCGTAAACATCATAGAAGCAACAGCAGCGAGGAAAGGTGTTGACCTCCCGGAAACCCACCGGCAGACATGGCAGAAATATTTAGGTAGGTGATATCACCACTAGATAATGTGATATCACCCGATCAATTTTAACGTTGTTTTTAAATGCTCTCGAACCTTAGCGAACGAGAGCATTTTTTTATGAACAACATTAAACAACCCCAGCTGCCAGCAGAAAGAGTTATCCGCGAAGCCGAGTGCCGCCAGTTAACAGGCATCTGCCGTACAACCCGCTACATGATGGAAAAAGAAGGTCAATTCCCAGCCCGCCGTAAACTGGGTGGCCGTGCTGTGGGTTGGCTTCTCTCTGAAGTTTCTGAGTGGCAGCAAAGCCGCTGCAAAGCAGCTTAAGGGGGAGGTATGGCACAAAAAACAAAGGCGACCATGCAGGGCCGCCAGTGTAGTACCGAAAACAAAGAACAGAATCAGCATACCAGGCCTATAGCTGGTGGTCAAAGCCTGAGCGCTCCTGTGATTACAGGAACTGCGTCAATGGAGCGGTTACGTGAAACTACCCAGAAATTGGGCTGTTTAGGGTGTACGGCATTGGCGCATACCCAATCTCCCGAAACTTCGGGAGAACTGGAACAGAGTGCCGGGTGTACTGCAATGCAGCAAACCCCGGAAGATTTCCAGAGTGCATTTATGCACTCTGGGTATCACTCCTTGTCGGCTTCCTTGGCCTTCCTGCGCTGGAGTTCGTCACGAACAACGCTGATAAGTTGTCCGATCTCTTCGGAGGCTTTGACTCCAATCTTTTCTACCTGCGCTAGCGTATCGAGGGAAGAAACAAGGATATTTTCCCCGTTTCCTTCTGCTTGGCGTCGGGCGATCTCCCCGCGCATGGCGGCTACGATGAACGCTGCATTGCTTTCGTCGTTCCGTTTGACGGACTCCATTCCCTCTATGACATCGTGTGGGATGCGGGCGGTTAATGATTGTGACTTCGTGTTTTTGGGGCCTGTAGCCATCTGCAATCCTCCGTATGCTGGTGTAAGACAATATACACAGAATCAGTCTTACACAAAAGCATTGACATGTAAGCCACCTAAAAATAAAGTTACTTACACCTTGGTTGATAATCAGGGTACAGAAAAGACGAAGCCCGCTGGCGCTACCAACACCAACGGGCCTCTAACCAAACCGTTATCTGAGGTAACAGCTATGGCTTTCAAGAAGTCTACCCAAACTCGCCCGGAATTTACATGGAGATTTCTCTCCGCTTCTGAGCACTACCCTACCGCCAAACCATTGGTGATCTACGTCAACGCATCCAGCGAACAGGAGGCCCGCGAGACTATGCCGGGGGTAAACCTCATTTTTGCTGCTCGCCTGCCATTTCATGATCTTCGGGTTGTGGAGGTTTGCCATGCGTGAATTAACCAATAAAAGCACGTCAATAGCCTGTGAACTGGCTGTTTTGTTGATGGTTGTTGAAGAGTGCGAAATTGATTCCGTTGGGCGTGAAAACCTTATCAGTCTGGCCAGACGAGTATCGGATCAACTTGCGGCGAGCATGGTGGAGCAGAATGAAACGGGAGCGCTCAATGGATAACTTTTACACCTACCGCAGCAAAAAAGATTTGCTGTTGCTGGCGCAAGAAGTTGCTGCGCTCATGTCATGTGCTGCTTACCTTTCAACTATCAAGGGGGAGGCGGAGCGTATCCATGTTATGAGTTTAACGCACCTGGCTCAGCGCCTTTCTGACGAACTGGCAAACTCACTGGATATTTCTACTTTTTCAGACCTTGAAACTCAGGAGGCAAGACCATGATCAGCAATGTGAAGTTTAACGAACTGGCTAACCGCGTTGATCTGCTGGTTGAGAAGGTTTTGCGCCTTGAGGCTCAGGTTAAATCACTTACCGATAGTCAGGGCGGAGAAATCCCTCCGGGTATGACGCCAGTAGCAACACTGGCTGCTGAATACGGTATCTCAACCAAAAAGGCTGAGGAGCTGGCGAAAAACACAGGGGTGATGCTGGTTAAGCTGAAATCAGGCGGGTTCGTTGCACCTGATGAAAAGTTCAGGGAAGCGGCACGGTTGGTGCTGCGCAGTGCTAAGCGCAAATATGGCTCTGCATACTGGTTCCATCCTCTGATCGGCAAATTCCAGATGAGCGGGGGCATTCCAAAATGACGGTACAACTGACAGCTGTAGAAACCGTATCGGATGCCTTGTTCACCTGTTCGTATCTGTGGGCGCATGGCAAGCAGTACAGCCGCAGTGATTTGGATAAAGCCATCCACCAGCACAAAGACCCGACTACCCGTTACGGGAAGCTGGTGGCTCGACTCAACCAGATAGCAGCAATGCCGTATGAGGAGCTTTGTGATGCCGGGTATCTCGATACAGACCGCAAACAAATGATTGCTGCACGGCGTTCTGTGCTGGTGGAGGAGATAGGTGAAGAGGAGATGAATGCCTTACTGTCTGATTTACAGCGTATTCACCGGGTTTTCCCTGAGGCTGGTGCAAAGTTAAGGACAAAGTTACCGCTCACGCGTGGCTCAGAGGGCTTTGATGTCCGTCAGGACTATATCCTTAAACACTTCCTGCCAGCACAGTCACTGTGCAGCATTTACGGCCCCAGCGGTTCGTATAAGAGTTTTCTCGCCGTTTCGTGGGCCTGTCATATCGCTGCTGGCCTTTCATGGGCGGGTAAAAAGGTCACTCCCGGCGCAGTTCTGTATGTTGTCGGTGAGGGGGGCGTGGGTGTTCCCCGGCGTATACGGGCATGGGAACAGTTGCATGGCATACAGGCAGACAACCTCTGGCTGGTCAATCGTCCTGTGTTTCCTGTACGCGAGTCGGAGGTAACGGAAGTGCTTCTGGCTGCCAGGCAGATTGAAGCCGAATGTGGTGTACCGGTTCGCATGGTGGTGATCGATACGCTGGCCCGTTGTTTTGGTGGTAACGACGAAAACGATGCTCGTGATATGGGGGCGTTTATTGAGGGGTGTGACGTTATCAAACAGAAAACGGGGGCAACGGTGCTGGTAGTCCACCACTCCGGCAAAGATGAAGGGAAAGGCGCTCGCGGTTCCAGTGCTTTCCGCGCTGCGCTTGATACTGAATTTAACATTAAGCGTGAGGGTGATGGAAAGGCGCTTATTCTGACCTGTACCAAGATGAAAGACGCGGAGGAGCCAGAGCGTAAGGCATATGACCTGAGAACGGCTGAGCTTTACACCGATGATGATGGTGAGCTGGTTTGCTCTCTGGTGGTACACGATCAGCCGAGAGAGGCTAAAGAGGTTGAGCCTGAACTGGCCCATGTCTCCCGTCTAAGCGATAACCACCATGCACTATGGCAGGCAGTACGCAGCCGAACAGCTAAGGGGGAGCCATGCACTATCGCCGTCATTAAAGACGATCTGCGTGCAACGCTGGGTGCAGATAAAGTGAGAAAGTCATTCCCGCGCTGGCTGGACAAGCTGGAGAGTGAGCAAATTATTCGCATTGATGGTGAGAATCTTTACCCGGTGACAACCGAGTAAGTGCGGCAGCAAATGCGGCATGTGCGGCATTTAGTATGTTTTATGACCAAATGCCGCACTTAGTCCCTGTATACACGCGCTAAGTGCGGCATTTCGCTGAAACCCCCGTCATTACTGGCTTTGAGCGTGTTTTTGAAAAATCTGGTGCGGCATTAAGTGAGGCATTAGCAAGCGCGGCGCTAAATGCGGCATCATGGACAAATCAGGAGTAAGCAAGTGAGTGATAAAGGCGGCAATAGATCTGGTGAGCTGGAGCAGGAAATTATCAAATGCTTTGAGGGATTCATCCCGCCAGACACACCAGCAAGATTTGCAAAACAGGCAGCAAAAGCGATGGCGGTAGCGGCTATCGATCAGGCGATTGAAATGGGTGGAGTTTCAGGGCTCAAGCCGGAAGAGGCGTTACATCGGCTCCTGATGTCGCTCAAATATGGTAAAGATATGCCGGAACGCGGCGAAACAATCCATTAAGGGGGCTTTATGCCAGTAACAATTCAGGACATCAAAGAACATCGTGATCATTTTGGTATTGGTGATATTACCGATATGGATATTGTCGAATATAAGCGGCTTTTGAATGATGGCGCATTCTTCTGGATAAACCACAACGAGATCATCCGGCATACATTATCTGAAGAATATATTGCTGCAACGCCGGAACAGGTTGATGCACTTATCGAGCAGTTAAAAAGATATCGGGAGAAAATGAGAGCAGCAGGGAAATAGAGTTTTGTAAATTATTTGTTCGATAACTTTCAATGCTGTTCAGCCGCTAAAGGTGGCATTTACTTAATGTAATTCATGTATATGTTGAAGAGTGGCACTCAGACGTGAGCCGCCACAGGCCGTCAGGTTTTTTGCCCTTCAGACAGGCTCCTTTACTGACGGCCTTCCCTCCAAGCGCTGGTTTCACGTCTCAACGTTAATTATTACGGAAACCACTCCATGAAGAAACTACTCGAATTACGCCAGCAGAAAGCCGCTCTCAAAACCCAGATGCGTTCCATGCTGGACAAAGCCGACACCGAAAAGCGCAGCCTGAATGAAGAAGAGGGCAAAAAGTTCGATGAACTACGCGCCCAGGCTGATGCACTTGAAGTTGAAATCACCCGTCTTGAAGCCGTCGCCGACGATCAGCGCAATCTGCCTGGTACTTCCGTTGAAGGTGAGCCAGTAAGCAACGACGAGCTGCGCCACTACATCATGACAGGTGATACCCGCTCTCTCTCCACGCTGGTGCAGGCTGACGGCGGTTATACCGTTATTCCTGAGCTGGACAAAGAGATCATGCGCCAGTTGCAGGATGATAGCGTGATGCGCTCCATCGCAACGGTGAAGACGACCAAAACCAACGAATACCAGAAGCTGGTATCTGTGGGCGGCACTACCGTTAATCGCGGTACCGAAGGTGAACCACGTACCGAAACCAGCACGCCGAAGATGGAGCGCGTTGATATCAAACTCAACCCGATCTACGCCTACCCGAAAACCACTCAGGAGATTCTCGACTTCTCCGAGGTGGATATTCTGGGCTGGCTGTCTTCTGAAATTGCCGACACCTTCACCGCTACCGAAGAAAGCGACTTTGTGAACGGCGACGGTGATAAAAAATCCAAAGGCTTCCTGTCTTACCCTCGCGCGGCCACTGCCGACAAAACCCGTCCGTTCGGTACGCTGGAGAAGATGGAAGCCGCTGACGTTTACTCTGACGTTTCCTCTGATGACCTGATCGACCTTCTGTATAAGCTGAAATCCAAATACCGCAAAAACGCCGTATGGGTGATGAATTCTAACACCGCCGCCAAACTGCAAAAGCTGAAAAACGGCAACGGGGATTACATCTGGCGCGATCGTCTGGTTGCCGGTTCTCCCGATACGTTGCTGGGCCGTCCAGTTCAGTATCTGGAAACCATGCCGGATGCGGAGGCGGGTAAAGCGTTCCTCGCTGTTGGCGACTTCAAACGCGGCTATTTCATCGTGGATCACACCACTGGCGTGCGTACCCGTCCTGACAACATCACCGAGCCGGGTTTCTATAAGGTGCATACCGATAAATACCTGGGCGGCGGCGTGGTGGACTCCAACGCCATCAAGGTGCTTGAGCTTTCCGGCTCCGGTTCCTGATTTGACGTTTAAGGGGCTGCGGCCCCTTTTTGCCCTCTGTGGAGTCCAGTAATGAAAACAATCGATTTTGAAATCCGCACCTCCGAAGTGAGCGCCAGCAACAAAAAGCTGGTGGGCTATGCTGTGCGCTGGAACAGTCTCTCAGAAATTATCTGGGACGAGTTCCGCGAGCAGTTTGCGCCGGGAGCGTTTAAAGACAGCCTGGCATCCGGTAGCGATGTGCGGGCGCTGTACGAGCATAACTATACCCAGCTGCTGGGGCGTACCAAATCCGGCACGCTGGTGCTGTCCGAAGACGATACCGGGCTGCGCTTCGAGCTGACCCCGCCGAATACCCAGCTTGGCAACGATGTGCTGGAGCTGGTGGAGCGCGGGGATATCTCTGGCATGAGCTTCGGTTTTCGTGCGCTGAAAGAGGTGTGGGATATTGCTCAGTCTCCATACCTGCGCACTGTTACCGCTGCCGAACTGCGGGAGATTACCGTTACCTCTATGCCTGCTTATCCTGAGTCTGGCGTGGAAATCGCGCACCGTTCGCTTTTCTCCCAACATCCTGAACTGCGCCGCGCTGGCGATAACCGTCGCCGCTGGGCTGAATTAGCGGGGCTTTGATATGTGGAATATCTGGCCGTTTGGCCGTAAGTCTGAACCCTCCGAACAGCGCAGTATGACCATTGATGAGTGGCTGGCGATGGCAGGGATTCCAAATACCGGATCAGGCGAGTATGTGTCTGCTGGTACTGCGGAATCTCTGCCTGCGGTGATGAACGCCGTGTCAGTTATTAGTGAGGCTGTGGCGACAATGCCCTGCTACCTCTATCGCGTCCGTAATGATAATGGTCGCGAGGCGCGGGAGTGGCTGAGTAATCACCCGGTGGATTTTCTGCTGAATGAACAGCCGAATGACTGTCAGACGCCTTACCAGTTTAAGCGCACTATGATGCGCCATTGTCTACTGAACGGTAACGCCTATGCGGTGATCCAGTGGGGGCGCGACGGTCAGCCGCAATCCCTGCATCCGTATGCGCCGGGGGCGGTTGTTCCTGAGCGTATCGGCCAGCATAAGTACAAATACACCATTACTGAGCCGTTTACCGGGGCTGTGCGCACTTACCTCCAGGAAGAGATTTTGCATCTTCGCTATGCCACCGATGATGGTTTTCTGGGGCGCTCTCCAATTTCCATCTGCCGTGAGGCGCTGGGGTTAGGTCTGGCTCAGCAGCGCCACGGTGCCAGCGTTATGAAAGATGGCATGATGGCGGCGGGAGTCATAACCACAAATGAGTATCTCGACAGCGTGAAGGGCAAGCAGGCTATGGATGCGCTGGATCGGTACAAAGGCGCTAAAAATGCTGGGAAAGTGCCGATCCTTGAAGGTGGGATGGACTACAAGCAGCTTGGTATGAGCAACCAGGATGCCGAATGGCTGGCCTCTCGCCGCTTCACCATCGAAGACATTGCCCGCATGTTCAACGTGTCGCCTATTTTCCTCCAGGAATACAGCAACAGCACCTACAGCAACTTTAGCGAAGCGAGCCGCGCCTTTCTCACCATGACCATGCGCCCGTGGCTGGCGAACTTCGAACAACAAATCAAATCTGCGCTGCTGGTGGCCTCCCCGGTTCCGGGAACCCGCTATCAGGTGGAGTTTGACTCTGCTGACCTTCTCCGCGCCACGCCAACCGAGCGTTACGCCACTTATGAGCGAGGCATTAAGAACGGGATCATGAACCCGAACGAAGCCCGTGAGCGTGAGGGGATGCCGCCGCGTGACGGTGGTGATGAGTTCAGCCAGGCATGGAAGCAGGAAGTGAAGATCAGTAAGGACGGCAAGGAAGGTGACGCATGAGAGCCGGGGGACTGAGAAACCGGGTAACTATCCGGGTATTCACTACTCACAGAGATCCATCTGGTCAGGTTATTCAGGTCTGGGAAGACGGGGAAACCATCTGGGCTGAGGTTAAGGGGATCAGCGGTCGTGAACTGGTAGCGGCTGGTGCCGAGGTTGCCGAAGCAACGATCCGTGTCTGGGTGCGTTTCCGTCGAGATATTACTGCTGCCAACCGTCTGAAGGTGCTGACTGGCCCGTTTGCCGGGGCGACGCTCAACATTATCGGGCCGCCCATACCGGACTCAGGTATGACGCGCCTTGAGATTCTCTGCAAACAGGGGACCGAGAAATGACTACTGAAATCACCCTGACTGAAGCAAAGCTGCATTGTCGTGTTGATGGCTCCGAGGAGGATGCGCTGATTCAGGCGTACATCGATGCGGCGCTGGAGGTCTGCCAGAAGCATATCGGCAAGCGGTTTGATAACGGGCTGGAGTTCACCCCGGCTATCAAGATTGGTTGCCTGATGTACGTCTCTCAGCTGTACGAGTACCGCACGATGATTGCCGATGCTGAGGCGAAAGAGGTTCCGCTGGCTATCTCTGCGCTGTGGTCTGTCTATCGTGATGTGGGGGTGTACTGATGCCATGGCAGCCAATGCGCCGGTGCACCGAACCGGGATGTAATAAGCGGGTAAGGTCCGGCAAGTGTGACGAGCACAGGCGGGAAGCGTGGCGGGAGCAGGATGCCAGACGCGGCCATCGGCGCGCCCGTGGTTACTCTGCCTCATGGGAGAAGTACCGCGCTCAGTATCTGAAACGTCACCCCCTTTGTGTTGAGTGCCAGAAGCTGGGCCTCTACGTTCCTGCAAAGATTGTCGATCACATCATCCCTATCAATGGCGGTGATGATGTTCTGTTCTGGCCGGAGTGGAACCACCAGCCGTTATGCCAGACACATCATAACCAGAAGACCACGCAGCAGGACCCCATCACCAAAGCGAACCGTAAAGCAGGGCTCTACATCGAGCAGGAAGAGCGGGCAGCACAGCGTAATAACTGGATGTATGAGGCCAGCGATGAATGAGAAAGACGTGGTGAATCTGTATCAGTCACTGGCCCGATGCCGTGATGGCTTTGTGCGGGCCCGCACCAGACGCAATGAGCGCCAGCCAGTGAAGCGCATGAGCGAACGTGAGCGGGAGGTGATGGAATGCTTCCGCAACCGCTGACAGGCCGCATGGACGGGGTGGGGGAGGTTTTCAGGACAAAACCCCAGCCGCAAGGCACCGCCTGCCCCCTCAAATTTTTACGCACGGTGATTTTTTTGAAAATAAAACGCGATGGAAACGAGAAATTTTTATGGCAAGACCACCAAAACCGCCAGCTTACCTTGATGAGTTAGCCGCGCAGCAGTGGAAAGCGAAAGCGAAGCAACTGGCCGAGCGTGGCGATCTGACACCCGCCGACTGGAACAACCTTGAGCTTTTTTGCGTCAACTATTCGATGTACCGCAAAGCAGTGGAAGACCTTGCCAGCCGTGGGTTTAGCATTGTTAACAGCCAGGGTGGAGAGAGCCGAAATCCGGCGCTGAGTGCAAAGGCCGATGCTGAAAAAATCATGATTAAAATGTCGTCGCTGCTGGGCTTTGATCCGGTAAGCCGTCGCCGTAACCCGGTGACAACGGAAGAGGAGGACGAGCTTGACCGTCTGGAATGAGTACGCAAATGCGATAAAAACGGGCGAAATTCCGGCCTGTAAGCGCGTAAAACAGGCCGTGGAAAGGTACTTTTCAGACCTGAATGATCCCCGTTATGAGTTCGATACGGCGACCGTAGAGCGGTTTATCGCGTTCTCCCGGCTCTGTCCACACGTCAAAGGCCCGCTGCGGGGCCAGCCTATCGAGCTGGAGCCGTGGCAACAGTTCGCCTTTGCTAACCTGCTGGGCTTTAAGGTCAGGGAGTCAGGGCGCCGCAAGTACAGCAGCGCCTTTATTGAAGTACCGCGCAAGAACGCAAAATCAACCGTGGCCGCCATGCTGGCAAACTGGTTTCTCGTAATGGAGAAGGGCCAGCAGGATATCTACACGGCGGCGGTGAGCCGGGATCAGGCCCGAATCGTGTTCGACGATGCCCGCCAGATGTGCCTGCTGTCAAAACCGCTGAAAAAGCGCGTCAATATCCAGGCGCATAAGGTCATTTTCCCGAAGAGCAACAGCCTGTTAAAGCCGCTGGCGGCGAAAGCGGCCACCATTGAGGGGACTAACCCCAGCCTGGCGATTGTTGATGAGTACCACCTTCACCCGGATAACGGCGTTTATTCCGCGCTTGAGCTGGGTATGGGCGCACGTCCTGAGGCGATTTTGTTCGCCATCACGACCGCCGGGAGTAACGTTGTCTCTGCCTGTAAACAGCATTACGACTACTGCTGCCAGATTCTGGCCGGGGAAGAGAGCAACGATTCGCTGTTTGTCCTGATCTACGAACTGGAAGACGAAAGCGAGGTAGAGCAGCCTGAAATGTGGATCAAGGCTAACCCTAACCTGCATGTGTCCGTTGACGCGGTGAAACTGGAGTCCACCATCCAGAAAGCGCGGGGCATACCGTCGCAGTGGGTGGAGATGCTGACCAAGCGTTTCAATATCTGGTGTCAGGGCTCCACGCCGTGGATGGGGGCCGGGGCATGGGATGCCTGTGTGCTCGACTATACCGAAGACGATCTGGCCGGAATGGAGTGTTATGCCGGGTTTGACCTGTCCTCTACCAGCGACATCACCAGCGTAAGCTATGCGTTCCCGTTCGACAGGGAGATCAGACTCCTTACCCGTCATTATCTGCCGGAAGCGCAGCTGCTTAACGTCGCCAACAAAAACCGCGCCATCTACCGCCAATGGGTGAAAGGGGGATGGATACGCACCACACCCGGCGACTGCATCGACTATGACCGCATCCGTGACGATATTCTGCGCGACGCTGAAACCTTCAATATCCGGCTGGTGGGCTTCGATACGTGGAACGCCACGCACCTGCGCACTCAGCTACAGGGGGCGGGGCTTGATGTGGAGCCGTTCCCGCAAACCTATCTCAAATTCAGTCCGGTGGCGAAATCCTTTGAGGTATTCGTTAACCGTAAGGTGGTGCGCCATCGCGGCGATCCTGTTCTGTCCTGGGCGATTGGTAACGTGGTGATGGAGACGGATGCCAACGCCAACATTAAGCCCAACAAGAAGAAATCCTCAAACAAGATAGACCCGGCTGTATCCGCGCTGATGGCGTTCGGAACCTTCCAGGCTGAGCACGAGGATTTTGCTTTCGATATGAGCGACAGCCACAAACAACGGCTGGCGACATTTAACGGTATCTGACAGGGAGTAATATGCAACAGGTAGTAACTACTATGAAAACCACGATAAAACTCAGCGGTTCAATGGCTCAGCGATTTGGCAGGACCCACCGCCGCGCGTTAACGTCTGCCAATGAAGTATTCAGGGCGCTATCTAACACCATTGATGGATTTGATGCATACCTGCGCGAGGCTCGGGCAAAGGGCCTGGATTTTGTCATATTCCGCGACCGCCGGAATATTGGGTATGAAGAGTTTGAGACGCTTGGGCCAGGTGATGAACTGCGAATAATCCCGGTAATCCGTGGTAGTAAACGTGCAGGGCTGTTTCAGGCTGTTCTTGGCGCTGCATTAATTGCTGGAGGGATAGCTCTTGGCCCCGCTGGCGCGGCACTCATAGGAAAGGGCGCAGCATTAAATGTTGCCCTTGTTGGCGCATCTATGGCCGTTGGTGGTGTAGTGCAGATGCTCTCTCCTCAGGTTTCAGGTCTGCGAATGCGTCAGGAACCTGATAACAAACCCTCCTATGCGTTTGGTGGTCCCGTTAACACGACAGCATCTGGCAATCCCGTTCCCCTGCTTTATGGGCAACGGGAAATTGGCGGCGCAATTATCTCTGCCGGGGTTTATGCAGAAGATCAGCAATAGAGGCTCATATGAATAAAATTTTACTTATCGCTGCCCTGGAAGAGATTGCTAGTCGCGAGGGCCATGAACTTAACGGGCGGGATCATCTTATGGTGCGCCATCGCGGTGATCCGGTTCTGGCCTGGGCGATTGGCAACGTGGTGATGGAGTCTGACGCCAACGCCAACATCAAGCCCAACAAAAAGAAATCCTCAAACAAGATTGACCCGGCGGTATCTGCGCTAATGGCGTTCGGTACTTTCCAGGCTGAGCATGAGGATTTTGCTTTCGATATGAGCGACAGTCACAAATCTCGGCTTAGAAATTTTAATGGAATTTGATAGAGCACTTCTAGTTAATTAAATCCTATTAATCGGGCTTCGGGCTTCGGGCTTAAGAGCTTACAACGTCAGAACAACTAATCTAGAACGAAACCCGGCTTTAGCCGGGTTGGTTTTATTTTGCAAATCTAAAGCTCTGTTTTAAATCATTCATCCATGAAGGGGGAATTATTTTGTCATGTTGCAAGCGCCCTACAACTATTCCTGGGTGAACTCCAATTTTTTCAGAAAATTGTCGTACATCATCTTTTCGACTTAATTTGATAAGTTCAGTGGTGTATTTTTCGGGTATCAACCACTCACCGGCCCAATTGTCAGCCTCTTTCTCTTTTGGATCATCGCTTTTAGCTGATAAGGGGTCATCAAGGAAAACATCTTTTTTTTCCTCTGCATTATTTGCATGAAGTAAAATATGCGCTGCTTCGTGGAAAAAGGTAAACCAGAAGCGATCATTTGTCTTTCCATAAAGCGACATTTGTATTATTGGTTTAGTAGGAGTTAACCAACGTGCAATACCACTAACATGTGCCTTAGGAATTGCGGGCACAAGTACCAATAATACGCCAGATTCGTCGAGAAGTTTCCTCATAATTGGTTCAAAAATTTCAGCTCTTTCAGTTGTCAATTTTCTGATTTCTGAAAGCGACTTTTCGAAGCGTGCTCTGTTATATTTTGGTATGTTATGATAATTTTCAGCTGCTATTTCGCCAAGTCGAAGCCATGCTGAAATAGCACCAATATCGCTCTGTTCTTGTCTAGAGCGGCGAAACGCAACTTGCATTCCTGAATAATAATTGTCCCATTCATTTGGAGTGGCAATACCAAAGAACTGCAGACAATCTTTAACTATAGATGGCTTATTTTTGTCATCTACACGCCTTTTGGGTATTGATGAGGTAGTCATTAGATCTTTAACCGGAAGGCATGAGAGCCAATCCACCCACTCAATGCATTTCTTTTCCTCTTCAAGACGTGCAAGATGCTCCCTGAATTTTGCTTCTCGTGAAAGCCAAAATCCAATAGTGCTACCTAAGACGGTAGCAAGCTTCCTCGCAACGTCATCCGTCAAGGGGACCTTGCCGTTAACCAAATGGCTTAAGTGTTTTTCAGACATCCCAAGGCGCTCAGCTAGTTCTTGCTGGTTCCAGCCTTTTTCTTCAATTATGTCTGTAATTGTATCGCCAGGAGGAGAAACCCAGTCTGGCGCAAATTTTGCACTCAGATTAGTCATGGTAATCACCGATAAATTCAATGCTAATGATAGTCACCTTTGCCCAGTCTATCCCACCATCAGGAAGTGTTGGACAAGGTTCATGATTTGGAGAGAAGGTTATGCGATAGCCACCGCTTAAATCTAAAGCGAACTCCCCAGCCCTATCTCCGATAAGAGGATGGGGGTGGCCTGCAACGAGTTCGCTAACATCAGCCGCAGCTTCCAATTCACTCAACCGCGTAGATAGCTTTTTCGCGCAGTCGGCACCTAACTTTTTAGTAGCTTTAGCTCTGTTTTCACAAAGCTCTTTAATTTTTTTATTACTGAAGCCGATTTCCAA